CTGTTTTTAGAAAAAACGTAACAGGTAGTGCGACAGCAGGTAATACTTATTTGTCGATGCCTACTGATTTTTTTAGCCCCGTATAGCCTCGCTGTAATCTCTAGTAACGTCTATACATTTTTACTATTAAAGCACGTTTCTTTTATTAGAGATTACACTCCTAATCCAGCTACTACAGGGCTTCCGAAATATTATGCTCAGTTTGATGACAATACGTTTATGTTAGGGCCGACCCCTGATACAACGTATAGTTTTGAGCTGCACTATAAATACCGTCCTGCGTCTTTAACAACAACAAGTGGATCCACTACAACATGGCTTTCTGAAAATGCTCCGGATGCTTTACTATATGGAACATTAGTTGAAGCAGCTACTTTCCTTAAAATACCTGAAGAAACAGCTCAGTATGAACAAAGGTTTATACAAGCTATAAATGGATTGAAAAACCTTGGGCAAGGGTATGGCGCAATCGATGAATACCGTTACGATATAAGTAGAGGTGCGTAAGTGGCTTTTTTTGAAGCTCCAAAACTTGAGATTGGTAACGTATTAGTAACGACTACAACCAATAAAGGCCATGACCCTGAGTTTTGGGCGCAAACAATAGCGGACAGAGTTGTAAGCGTTGGTGGTAATTGCCATCCTGCTATTGCTCAACAGGCAGAAGAGTTTAAAGAAGCGGTCAAGGCCACGGCTTTACACTATATTAAAGAAGCAATTAAGAGCGATAGGACTACCCTTACCGCTGAATTTGAACGTCAAGGCCATAAAGATATGGCAGACATAATTAGGAGTCTATAATGGCTATTTCTACGGCAATGTGTACTTCTTTCAAGCAAGAATTGTTGGAAGCAAAACATAACTTTTTAGCATCTGGTGGTAATACCTTTAAGCTGGCGCTATATACAAGTTCAGCAACATTAGGTGCGGCTACAACTGCGTACTCGGCTACTAACGAAGCATCTGGTACAAACTATAGTGCTGGCGGTGCAGCGTTGACTAATGTAAATCCATCTAGCAGCGGCACTACGGCGCTTACCGACTTTGACGATCTTACGTTTTCTAGTGCAACAATCACTGCTAACGGCGCGTTGATTTACAATGACACAGCTTCTGGTGACCCAGCAGTTTGTTCCTTGGCGTTTGGGGGTGATAAGACTTCTACCGCAGGCGACTTTACTATTCAGTTCCCCGCAGCAGATGCGTCAAATGCGATTATTCGCATAGCATAGCGAGTATTATGTGGCAGACCTTAACGGATGGGGCAGAGGCACTTGGGGTGAAGGCCCGTGGAGTCAAGCAGATCCTGTTGAGGTCACAGGCGTTGCTGCGTCTGGTGCGGTTGGTACAGTCACTGTTGTTGCGGATGCAAACGTATCTATCACAGGCGTTGCAGGTACGGGCGCGGCAGGTACAGTCACTATTATCGAAGGTACAGGAATCACGGTTTCTGTCACGGGTGTTGAAGGAACTGGATCTGCCGGAACGGTTACTATATCCGGCGATGCGAATTTCAGTGTATCTGGCGTTGCTGGCACTGGAGCGGTTGGCACAGTTACAGCAACGGGTAACGCAAACGTATCGGTCACTGGAGTTGAAGGTACAGGCGCGGCGGGAACAGTTACAGTCGATGCTGAAGCTAATACCGATGTCACAGGTGTTGAGGGTACAGGCGCAGTTGGAACGGTTATCGCCACAGGTGGCGCGGCTATTATCCCGACTGGTGTTGTTGGTACTGGAGCGGTTGGCACAGTTACAATCGGTTTGGGACAAACACTCGTCCCGACTGGTGTTGAAGGTACGGGCGCTGCTGGTACAGTAACGGTAGATGCAAAAGCCACGGTAGTACTTATCGGGGTTTCAGGTGCTGGAGAGATAGGCGCTTTTAATGTTTGGGGGCTAGTAGATGATTCACAGATCCCAAATTGGATTAATATAAACGACAGTCAGACTCCCACATGGTCTGATGTATCAGACAGTCAGACTCCTAATTGGGAAGAGGTAGCATAAAATGGCAACTTACGTTAATGATTTACGCTTAAAAGAGATTGCCACGGGCGATGAAGCGGGTACTTGGGGAACGAGTACAAACACAAATTTAGAACTTATTGCTAACGCGATGGGTGTCGGTGCAGAGGCCATAGCTAACGCCAGTACACACACTATTACGATGGCAGACGGTACAGCCGACGAGTTTAGGTCTACCTTCTTACGCCTAACGGGTGGTGGTACAGCTTGTACAGTCACACTGGCCCCCAATACGCTATCTCATACATGGATCATGCGGAACGAAACTTCCGCCGCTTTGACGCTTACGCAAGGCTCTGGTGCCAATGTAATTATAGCTGCGGGTCAAACTAAGATTGTAGCTACCGATGGTGCAGGATCAGGGGCTATTGTCTATGAGATGGATGACCTAGAACTTGCTGGAAATTTAGCAGTTGGCGGCGAGTTATCTACCCCATCAGCAGGAACAAACAACGTCCGATTTGGTGTCAACGCAGGTAACTCCATAGCCTCTGGCGGCAATCAAAACGTGGTTGTGGGCGATGAAGCAGGTACGGCTTTGACTACAGGGGATGACAACGTAGCCATAGGTTTTTCGGCTTTAGCCACAGAAGATACTGGAGGTCAAAGCACAGCAGTGGGCGTTCAAGCATTAAGGCTTCAAAATAATGATGCTGCAAATTATAATACTGCTGTTGGATACAATGCAGGTGGTTCAGTCACTACGGGAGTTAGGAACACCATCATTGGTGGTCTAGCGGGTGATGCGCTTACTGATGCGGATAACAATGTAGCTATCGGTCAAGCAGCATTGAGTTCAGACACTTTGGGAAGTAACTCAGTTGCTATTGGGCGTAATGCGTTACTGGTTCAAAACTTCACTAGTGCAACAGATACATACAACGTTGCGGTAGGTGCAGATGCAGGTGGTTCAGTCACCACAGGCGTTCAAAACACTCTCATTGGTGGTCTTGCAGGTGATGCAATAACCACAGGCAATTATAATGTTTCGCTGGGTTACGCTTCATTAGGTGGTGACACTAAAGGGTTTGGTTCGGTTGCAGTTGGGCATAGCGCCTTGTTATCTCAAAACTTCGCGACAAATACTAATGCTTACAATACTGCTGTCGGGCATGTAGCGGGAACTTCAGTCACCACGGGCGTTCAGAACACCCTCATCGGTGCTCTTGTAGGTGATGCGATGACTACAGCCAATAATAACGTAGCTTTGGGTGTGAGTGCTTTAGG